CTGATAAACCACCTAGATGGTAGTTTAGATGGCCATATAACTACAATATTTTCCATTAACTTACTTTTTCTATTTTCTTTATTCTTTTATCTACTTGTTTAATTAGTTTAGATAAATATCTTTTATACTTTACCCAGTATCTAATTTCTTGTTGCCTTGTCATTTTCTAGTATTTTAATTAAAGCATTTTTATTATGCAAAGGTCTAGCATTGTCGCCTTTATGTTTGTTTGCTGCATAATATTCTGAAGGTTTGTAGATTTGTTTTACCTCTTTTACTGCCCCTTTTTTGTCATATTTTACTATCCAACGAGTATCAATATGGTTTTTACTTCTTTTTAAAAATTCTAAATAACTCATAATCTTTTCTTTTAAATTTACTGCCAGTGATAAGGCAAATATAAGTATTTTTCTCTGTGAAAAATCTTCTTTTGCACTTTTTATTATGAAATCCAATCAAATGTGCTAAGTGTTTGATTTTCTTTTTAATATGCTTCATATCCATCATCTTCGTATGTATTTATATATGTATCTAATAAAGCATTTTTTGAATCTAATTCTTTTTCTAGTCTTTTTTCTTTTGTGTACATGATACAAAATATCCAAAATGATCCTAAGACAGCTCCAATACCAAAAGAAATTCCTATTAATATCATAGGTTGTATTATATGTGTGTATTCCATTTTATTTTTTTTCTAAATTTTCTAATTCAAATTCTAGGTGAGCTATTGCTTTTTTAATACAATCCACTGGTGTGTCATGTTTTCTATTTGCTCTTAACAAATAAGTGACAGCCGTACCTATATTATATGTCAGCTCAAAATCTTCTACAACCTTACGAGCTTCATATTTATGATATTTTCCAATATAATAAGTTGGTATTCTTTTATCGTATGAAGTACTTGTAACATATCCATTTCTATCTACTTCAAAATAATATTTAGAATGTTTATTTTCCTTGTCCACGATATTTCTTTTTGTAGGAATTTTGACCACGGGAGGCATTCTTAGAATGCACTCCTGGTCTTTTCTTTTGAGGATTCCCTCTGTGAATAAATTGTTTTACAGCCATTAGTCTAATTTACTTTTAAAGTGATCAATAATTTTATTCATTTGTCTTTTGTAGAATAAATCAAAATCTACATATTCCATTTCCCCATCACCATTCATGGTTTTAGGTTGTGTTTTTTCCCAAAGCTTGTATAACACTCCTCTCATTCTCTGACTAGGAGTCTTTTCACTAAATTCCGCATTGGTAGTTGCTTTCTCAACTGCATCTATCTGATCTTGATTGATAGCATTAGCTGATACTAATACATAACCAGGCTTCTTGATTAAGTTAAATACATTAACCATAGTGTCGTTAGACAGCTCAGGAGTACCTACATAAATACGTAGGCTCCCGTCTGCTAAGGTACTAACTTTATCAATACCTCCTTCAAATACTACTGAGTTTTTCATTTGTTTCAATTATTTCTCTTTCTGTTATTTCTGTTATTGTTGTATCATAAGATACTTTATACCATTCATCACCTGTGTTTCCACAATTCTCACATTCATAAGGATACTTTAGCCAATCATCTTCAATTTCATTTCCGAAATAAGTAAGATCATCGCTATTACATAAAGGACAATGTCCTTGACATTCTTTTAGTAATTCTTTCATGATACTTGGTTATAAAGTTTAATAAATTTTACTACTGCTTTATAGCTATGATCTATATTGAAGTCATCGTCAAACGAGTTAATCGCATAATGATACCCTTTGCCAGGTATAACGTTAATTTTTTGATTAAGTCGGCTACATTTTTCAATTACAGGCATAAGCCAATCCCATGAGGTATCGTATTTCATTTCGCTTGGAGGAATAAACAAAGTCTCTCCTGTTTTTGGACATAACGGTGTATACAAGTCCTTATCGCAAGGCACACCCATAAATTCTGCTATTAGTTTATTGTCTTTCATAATATATCGTCATTCATTATGTGAATAGTTCGTTCTGAATCTTTATCAAGATAATCAAAACCTTCTCCTGGCCAATAATCATTATCGGTACAGTATTTATATACTTCTAGATCTCTATTATAGAGCTCTCTACCTTTATCTAACAGATCATCTCCAATCTGTATAATATTTATACTAAATGGTGGATTCTTCTCTATGGCTACAATATAGAACTCCTGAGCGCCTACAGCATCTAAATAGAATGCTGCCTGCTTATAGTACTTAAACTTCCTTACAGAGCTTGCAAATCCATAATAAGAGCTATCTTGTGTTGTTTTAAGATCTACTATAATTCCAGAATCCTCTCTATAAACATCAAGCATTCCTTTACAATTTATATCATACTCTTCATTATTCCAAGCAATAATTTTTTCTTTAACACCTTTACTTATTAAAGTTTTAGCGTCAGAGTCTCTCATAAGCTTATCTGTCATTTGCTCTATCAAAGCATAATCACTTTCTGATATAACAGTTTTAAACATATTGTTGTTCGTAAATTCTGCATAATCTGCTTTTCCTTGTTTGGTTCTTTTATCAAACTTTGGTGCAATAGCATAATGGTTATTAAATTCTTCTGGTTGTAATACATTCATATGTATTGCCGATCCAAACTTCATAGCTGGTGTAGCTGGTTGTGGATTGTCCATCATAAATCTAAAATATTCTGGTGATTTACCAGTTAAATGGTTTAACATACTATTAGATACATACTCTGTATCATCATAATAGTTATTGTGTGTTAATTTGTGGTCTAATATTTTCATAATATTTAATAGTAAATAATACATCAACCCCCCTTAATAAGAGGGGCCAATGCATTCAAAAAACAAAGTACCATGAAACTATGGAAAGAAAAGTATTGCAAAAATATAATTATTTTTTCAATCCTTCATCGTGTTCCTTCATGTTTTTTAAGATTTTTTCTGCTTCTGGTATTCTTAATACATATGCATTTAGTGCTTCTTCAAACTGAGTCTTCTCTTTTGTCTTCCTTTTTTTATAGGATTTATGAACCCATGTTAAAAGAGCAACTTCGTGTGAATGCAATGCATCTGCTAAAGATTTAATAGTATTTGCTATTGTCTCATCTACCTTATAATCTTTTCCAAGAATTTTGATAGTTTCCTTTTTTTTCGCTGTTTTTCTTTTCATTTTTATTTATTTAAAAAGTTTAATTGATCTTTCAAATATATTATTTCTTCTTTAAGTTTTTTATTTTGCTTACTTGTTTCAAGAAATTCATCATGTCTTAATTTATTTTCATTCATTAGTATTTCTAATAATGATTGTATAGCGTTGTCAAGTGATTCTGCACGCAATATAAATTCTTTCTTTATTTTTTCATAAACTGAAATATATATTTTATCATTTATGTCTAATAAATCTTTATGTTTTTTATTACTGCATATTACATTAGAATGACTCTGATGAAAAATTGATCCTACATTTTTAGTAGTCATTCCTGTTTCTGATAACAGTTTCATAAATGCTCTTCTTTCTAGAATTATATCTGCTTTTCTAGATTTTGATTTTAGTTGGTGAATATTAATATCTAGTACTGTACATATTCTAGATACTAATTCGTTTGCTTCTCTTGTTGTCATAATACTTTAATAATTACTCCTGGTTTTTCTTTATTGTATTCGTATCTCTCAAAGTGAGGTACAATAAAATTACAATTGTCATCTTGAATATATCCATATTTTACCATTAAGTCTTGCACTGTTTGTGCTGGATTAATATAATCAAATTTTCTTCTACTATTTCTAATAAATTTAAAGCTTATGTCTAATGGTATATCTTTTCCTTCTATCATTTCTATAAACTTATCTTTATTATCTAAATAGTCTTCTTTACTTTCTTTAATATATCTCATAACTGTCTTGGAATGAATTAGGTATTTACCTGTCCATCTTTTCCCATTTTTGGAAGATGGAACATTCCCCGCTATGAAAATAGTATCCATTTTGCAAAGATACTAATAAATTTGAGAGTTTCACCCTTTAGGAATTTGGCGCATTTAAGTCTTAAAGGAATTAACCTACCTGATCTCTAGGGATCTGTTATCTCTCTCATTTATATATTTTTAGAACGGCATGTCATCTTCGTCTTCAACAGTAGAACTTACCGCATTATTTGCTTTTGTCCATTCTGAATGTTTCATACTAAATTCTGACATTTGCTCTTCATTTAACTGTTGATTCATATCACTATTATAAGAGCATTTACCACCTATTTTTGCTGACCATCTATATTTCGTAGCTTGTCTAATTACAGGCTCTTGTGTTTCTCTATTTACACCTATATATTCTTCTGATATAAATGTAATCATTAAAGATTTACCAATAGCGCTATTCATAGCTTTACTATCATCACTAAAATCTTTAACCCCTGCATTTATTAGAAATTCTTTTATTTGTTTCTTTTTCCATTCTTGTGTAGATGGTTTGTCTGTTTGTTTTACAGCCCAAAACCTACATCTTCCAACCTTCCCATTACTGCTGACAGCATACTGAATAAATGGAGATCCTTTATAATCATCTAATTGATCTGATGTGGTTATTCCTGTAATTTTACATTCATGTGCTCCTGGAGTGATGTATTCTACTTTTTCTCCTTTAGCTCTTTGTGTTGTTGTGACATCTAAGTCAAACGGTAATACTTTCATTATTTATTATTTTTAAGTTTCCAGTTAATATACTTAGTTAATGTTTCTCCATCAAATATGATTTTATCTTTTTCTGGAGCATATGGATAGTCTTTACCTTTCCATTGTTTTGTTTGTAGAGTTTGTATTGGTAATCTATATAAGAATCTACCTATACCCCACGATACACATGCTCTTTTAAAAGCATCTGATACATGGCCCTTATCTTTTTCTACATTAGATTCTGATCCTGTGTCTGATTTCCATACCCAACATTCTCCTGCAAAGATTCCTACTTTGCAAAATAATAATCCATTTTCTTCATAGTACATACTTTGCCAGTTTTCTGGGCCACATACTTCATCTAATAAGTCTTGGCAATCTCTAGCGTCTATATACGCTACACAGGTTGTTTTTCCATATTTAGTGGACTGTACACGCCATTTATATGGTAATTCTTTCTTTAAATCTTCTAAATTCATTTTTTCTTTGTTTTTAATTTACCTATAGTATCTTTTATTTTCTTTGCTATTCTAACTGCTATAACAAATTTTACAAATCTTCTTATCATAACAGGTTTACCTTTTAGTATTAGTATAATTGCTATTTCTTTAAATAATTGTACTAAAACCTGTCTGACAAGTCTTCTATCTATTCCTAAATCATGTGCTATTTCAGCTACAATTTCATTTAGTCTGGATCTAGTTCTTTTCTTTTGTTTTTTATCCATTAATTTTTAGGAGTGATTGATGTAAATATTGAGAATATTACACCCGCTATTACTGCTGTTGCTAATCCGCTAAATGTACCTATAAAAAGCAGAGGAATGCCTATTGTAAATAGTAAATCCCAGAAAGTCTGTGTCTTTACCAATCTTTTTTTACCTATAGATTTATAGAGTATTATATAATACCCTACAGCAGTGAATAATGCGACTGTGAATATTCCCATAGTTTCTTTGTTTGAACCTCAAAAATAGCAAATATTTACTTAACTCCAAATAATTTAGCCAATAAATACATAGTAATTACAACACATATTGAAATAAATAATGCATAAATTAATGGTATAGCAAAGAGTATCAATGTTGCTAGAACAACGACTGAAGTTATTGGGTAATTTCTAATTAACTTCATTGTATTTTTCATAATTAATAAATTTAGTTATATCACTTTTGAATGTCAATGTAATTTCTCCAACACCAATATTTCTACCTTTTGCAAATATAATATTGGCAGTTCCTTTTGTACTTTTTCCATTATCATCAAATTCTATTCCATAATATTCAGGACGATATATTAACATAACCACATCTGCAGCTTGTTCTATTTCTCCTGATTCTCTAAGATCAGATAAAGTGGGCTTACTGTTGTTTCTCATGCCTACTCCACGATTTAATTGACTTAAAGCTATTATAGTGATGTTAAGTTCTTTAGCTAAATTTTTTAATGTTCTAGCTACTTGACTTACTTCTTGTTCTCTATTTCCTGCTTTAGATTTAGTAGTTACTAATTGTAAATAATCAACTAAGACAAGCTTAATATTCTTATTTTTTACATATTCTTTAATTCTATATGCAAGATAAGCTAATGATGTTATACTTCCTTCATCTATACTAATTGGTAAGTCTTCTATTTTTCTGATAGCTGTATGTATTTTTTTATACTCTTCATCATTAATAGTTCCATTTACTAAATATTTATTATTAATTTCAGATTCCATTGATGCTAATCTTCTTAATAATTGTATAGCTGACATTTCATAAGAAAATATTACAGTTGGCGTATTGGTATAGTATGCAGCATTATATGCAAGAGCAAGTGCAAAACTTGTCTTACCCATAGAAGATGCACCACCTATAACAACTAAATCTGTTTCTTGCCAACCACCTGTAAAATTATCTATTTCTTCAAATCCTGATGCTATTCCTAGCAACCCATCAGTGTTTATTCTTTTATCCATATCTTCTAAAAAATCAATTATTTGATTTTCTGTATTGCTTAAAGAGTCAGCTGTTGCTATAGTTAATTTAGACAACTGTTGTCTTAAATATTCTATTATTTCTTCTACTTCTTCAGCATCTTGAATTTTATTATTTACATCATATACTATACTTTTCAAAGTTCTTTTATGAAATTCTTCTGTTAGTATTGCTATACATGTTAATGAATTATTAAAGGAGAATGCTAGATCTGTCATTTGTGTGAGATCATATGCTACATTTTCTCCTTTAATATTTTTTGATAGTGAGTAAATATCTATTTCTCTTGCTTCTTCTTTTAACTTTATTATTGCATGATAAACTGATTTACAAAAAGGATTATCAAATAAATCTTTGTGTATCAATTCAGCGTGTTTATCTAACACTGTATTATCAACAATTATCTTACCCAATAGGGTTTGTTCTATTTCATTATTATCCATAGTTTTTTGATTTAAGGGAGGACGAATATACTAAAAATAATAGTAAATCAAATACTTTCATCTCTGTCAGCCTCCCATCTATCTAGAATAGCATTTTCTTTCATTCTTTCTTCATATTCTATTTCTTCTTCTGGTTCTTCAAACCAGTTTCCACATTCGTTACATATATATCCTGAAGCCTCTGTGTGCTCTTTACACACAGGGCATATATCAGAATCGTAACGCATTTCAACACTACAGCAATCTGCTATAGTACTGTCTTCATAGCTGCAACCGCAGCAACTACTTACTTCACTCATTTTCTATTAGTTTTTGTAATTTTTTAATTACCTTTTCATTTCCTTCTTGTATAGAGTTTACATTTATGTGACGATAACCTTCCGATGTTTCTCCACAGTTTAAGCATACTGGATCGTCTACATCTTTTGGTATATTATCCCATTCTAATTTAGCATCACAACAGTCAGACGCAGCTTCTATCTCCCAATTATCATCGTCCCAGATAGCATCAAACTGACATACTAATCTTCCTCCAAAAGCCATACCTGGTTCTTCATATTCTAATTCAAAACATAAATCAGGAAAATCTTGTTGTATATTATCTATCCATTGTATAGGAGGGCTCCAAGCTGTACTAAATGTTACAGCAAAATAATCTATATCATTATGACTTATATAAGCTTCAGCAGCGTCCCATTTAGTTCCCCAATTAGTATTGTTCCAGTGATACCAATTATCAGATCCATATTTATCTTTTAATTGTTTTAATTCTTTATCTGAAATTGGTATATTTTTATCATCTACCACTCTCCATCTATGATGTGACACTCCATTTTCATCTGTATATGCTCCTGTATGAATTCCTTCAAATTCTTTAGGCATAGGATGTGTTCCGTTGAATGTAAATTCATCATCTTTTTCAATGTTTATTGTTGATTTTTCTACAAATTCTCGTAGTTGTATTTCGTCACCTGTTACTTCTAGGTGGTTCCAGCACCAATTTGGCATAATTTTTAATTTTAATTATTATTTCATATTGTTTTTAAGCCATTCTAAGGCTCTTGTTTCTAATTCATCATAGTTTTCTAAGTCGTTATCACTAATAGCCTCCATAAGCTTTAATATGATAGCTCCTGCTTCTTCTATAATACTTTCATTTATACTATTCATTTGCTCTTTATGTAGAGCTTTGAAGAATATATCATTGATTTGTTTATTTAATTCATTCATAATTATTTAATTAATTTATTTGCTAATTCTTGTATTTCTTCTGTTTCTAAAGAACTATAATTATTACTTCCACCAGTATAGTCTTTATAGTCTTTTGCTGTTCTGATTAATAAATCAGCACCACCACCTGTTGGTGGAAAATGCCTTACATCAGATATACTAAAGTATATTATTTTATTGTTTTTAGTAGCAAAACCACTAAAATAATAATGTCCATTTAAGAATTTAATATCAGTGAAGTCAGCTTGTTTTAAAGCTTTTCTTACAGTATTTTTTTCTTTATTATATGCTTTTTTAGGATTAACTCCGTTTTCCCAATTTTCTCTCATGATATTACTGGTATTACTGATAAATCTTCAAATGTAGTAGACATAGCTCCTCCATCATTTCCTTCATCGTCCATCATAGGTACTAACCAATATTTACCGTCTAATTGAATAGCTATTGGCCTTTTATACCACATACTATCTTTCATTTCATCATCTTCTACCCTTAGTTGACCGCCATTTTCTTCTGCAAACTTTAAGAAATTTTCATAAGAAGATCCAACATCATTAGGCAAAGTTAACGTTGCCATTAAATTACCGTCTTTATCTTTATACTCAACTGTAAAAGGCCCTTCTCCAGGTTTGTTCTCTTCTATCAACTTCAGAAACTTACTCATGTATATATTTATGGCAATAAAGAGAGTTTTATATTTATATTTGATAGAAACTCTTTTTCTATTTGCTGAAGTTCGTACCTTCTTAAGAATAATCTAAACTTATAAAACGAAACAGCTGAAGTATCTTTCTTATTAAATGACATATAATCACGTTCATCTAAAAAAGTACCAAAGTCTTCTTCACTATATGTAATATTAGTAGGTAAAGCATTAAAAATACGCTTTACTAATGTATATTCGATTGATTTACTGTTAGTTTTGTAGTAAAACCACTTTTTATTATCAGATTCTCTACAAACTCTTACTAATTCCTTGATAATAAAGTGAATACCAAGTTTATTCTTATCTTTTCTTTTAAGTTTTAACTCGTTTTCATTAATATAGAGCAGATATTCGTTAAAAGACCTATCTAAACACTTATTAAAGTTAATAAACTCAAATCCACGTACTGGATCACTTACGACCTCCGATTCTAACATTGATAATTCCGTTGTAATAGTCATCTCGAAGTAAAACTTCTTCATTAAATTGTAGTCTAGCTTCGTAATAACTCAACTCCCACTTTGAATCACACCATCTTAATATTTCAAACTTAAATTTATCTTTTCCAAGCTC